ATGCACCCACTAAAGAACATAGAAGCCGAACGCGCACGAGCGGGCATGACCCGCAAGGGACTGGCGGACAGTTTAAATGTGACAGAGCAGACATTGCGAATGTGGACTGGCGGTATTCGCGCGATTCCGTCCAATAAGCTGCTTGCCATCCAAGGGCTGTTCCATTGTTCAGTCGATTACCTGCTTGGTCTTACAGATCAGCGGGAAATAAAAAAGACTGAGTGAGATGTTGGCGCATCTCGCTCAGTTGGTAGAAACCTATTTACTTTTTCTTACCGCTGCGTGTTTGTGATAATGCACTTGCCGCAGCAGACTTGCTGGCTTTACTCGTCCGACCGTCACGCATAACCTTGGACGCAATGGAAGCCACCTTGGGACTTGTTTGCTTTTTGTTCAAATATTTTCACCACCTTTTAATCATCAGATTATGATGATATTATAGCAGATTTAGATGGTGAAGTCAAGCACGAAACACAATATGTTGTGTTTTGGCTTGGACATTAAGCGGGAGTCTTCGCACATATAGTACCCGCAGCCTTGCCCCATGCCGCCCGGAACTTACCTCCCTTGATTTCATTTTGTTTGCGCCGAAGTGATTATTTTCTTGTCATTGAACGGGCGGCAGGTGGGAGGGCTGCGGGATATGGACAAACCGATACCGCATAAAAAGAAAAGAGGTGATTTTCATGAAAGAAACGACCGCGAAGAAAGCCCCTAAAAAGCGCAAAGAGCGCGACCTCGGCACGCCGACGGTGATTGTACGATACTTAGACGAGACACCGGAGCAGGTGGCGCAGAACCGCAGATGCGTGGAAGCGGCGCTGGACATGATGTGGCGCAAAACTTATGGCCTGCATCTGACAAACTTTGACTGGGGCGAGAAGCCGGAAGGCTACGGCAGGACCCGCGTGACCCACCCGAAGATTTAGCTGGAAGGAAGTGTAAAGCATGATTTTAATCAAGCTGCTCGGCTTTGCGATGCTGATCGGGACGGTCATGGGGTCCGTGCTCGGGCTCCAGATCGTTATCGACCGGCTCGTCGCTGCGCAGCGCAGGAAAAGAAAAGCCGCACGGTCGTGCGGGAATATCGTGAACATCAATGAGTACAGAAAAAGAAAGGAAAGAAACGCATGATCTTTAGAAAAAAGAAAGCCGCTTCAACTGCTGGCACAGATGAAACGGCAAAAGAGTTTAGAAATCACTCCGATTTCAGTATAGACAGAATCATCGAAAATGTCAAGACCTCACAGCTATACGGTTGTCTTATCGTTGACGTTGCAGGCGCAGACAAAACTGAACCGCATCTTTACTATCATACAAATGAAGAACTGCGGCTTTTATGGGCGGGCGCTGTGGAAGCTTGTTATCATGCTTTTGCAGGTTCGGGAATGTCTTATAAAGACTTCAAAGACATATACGATCTCACAGTGAAGAGAGCAGCACGCGAAGGAATGGCAGATGTAATAAAGGAATTGCAAAAAATTCTGCCGGATGTACAGGAACTCGCAAGAAAACAGAGAGAAAAGCTGAGAAAGGGGAACGGAAATGAAACTGCTTAGTTTGAAACTGGAAAACTTTATGGGCGTGAAGACGTTTGACTTTGCGCCCCATGGGCAATCGGTGACGGTCCTCGGCGCGAATGACAGCGGAAAAAGCACGCTGGAAACTGCTTACTGGTGGCTGCTCACCGGCAAAAATGCCGATCAGAGCACGGATTTTGACGTTTACCCTTACGGTGCTCCGGAGGGTGTGGAAGCGTCCGTTACGGGCGAATTCGAAGACGATAACGGCGATACGTTCACGCTGACCCGTACCTATAAACGCGAGTTCACCCGCCGTAAGGGCGACGCGGAATCGGTGTTCAGGGGCAACAAGACTTCGTATCTCATCAACGGCGTGCCGGAGACGCAGACGAAATTCAAGGCGTTCGTCGCGGAGCGGATCGCCCCGGAGGACAAGCTGCTCGTGCTCGGCAAGCTCCATTATTTTGCCATGAATATGAAGTGGGACGCGCGCCGCGCGGTGCTGCTGGACGTTTTTGCTCCGCATTTGAGCGACACGGACATCATAAAAGCCCATGAAGAGCTCGCCCCGCTCGGTGGGTGGATCGGCGCGATGACGACCGTGGACGATATGGCGCGCCAGGCAAAAGCCAAGCGCCGCGAATTAAATGCCGAGCTGAATGAGATCCCTGCCCGCATCGACGAAGCCGAGCGCAGCAAACCGGCGCTGCCGCCGGAGAGCGCACGACCCGGTACGGCGGCGCTCATGAAAGAGAAAATGAAGCTCGTCAGCGAGCTGGAAGGCTATAAAGCCAACGCGGACGCCGCGACGCTCCGCACGAGGATCGCCGAACAGAAAGCCAAAGCCGCCGAAGCGAAGGCAGCGTACATAAAGGACAGCACAGCCGGCAGCACGACGATCACCCGGCAGGCGGAAACACTCCGTGAACGTATTCGCCGCACGGAAGAAAAGCAGATGCAGCTTGAGAGGGATTACAAAGCGAACGTCTCGATGAAAGAAAGCCTTGAGCAGGAGCTCAACGAGCTCAGAAAACAGGCGGTCGACAATCATAATGAGCAGTTCCCGACAGACCGAACGATCTGCCCGACCTGCGGACAGCTTCTCCCGGAGGAACGCCTGGAGGAGATGAAAGCCGAATTCAACACACGCAAAGCCCGGCGCGGCGATGAGATCACGAAAAAAGGACTTGAGTTGAAAGCTTTATGCGAATCCACGGTGCAGCGTGTGAACGAGCTGGCGGCAGAGCTGAAAGACATAGAAGTACATTTGAGCTCCGATAACGAGATGCTACATAGCTTGACCGCGAGCATTGTCACGCCGCCTGCATGGGAGACCACGGTCGACGCGATGGCATATAACACGGAACTCCGCGAGCTGGAAGCGAGGCTGATAAAAGCCGAACAGACAACGGATGAAAGATACCTTGCAGCGCAAAAACGCATGGACGAGCTGAATGCACAACTCGCTTCCGGAGATACCCGCGCCGCTGCCGAAGCACAGATTAAAACGCTCGATAACCGCATTGAGGAGCTGAAAACGCAGGAAACGTACCTCGGGCGGCAGCTCGCCGAAGCGGATCAGCGCATTACCCTGGCGGAACGCTTCGTGCAGCTTCAGGCGGCGGACATTGAGGACAAGATCAACGCAGGCTTTAAACGTGTGCGTTGGGTTATGTTTGACCGACAGGTCAACGGCGGTATCGCACCGTGTTGCCGAGCAACGGTGCAGAGCAACAAAGAGGACGTTTATACCGCATACGAGAGCAATACAAATACCGCGCGGCAGTATAACGCCGGGTTGGACATCATCGCGGCACTTTCCGAAGCGATGGGCTTACATTTACCGGTCTGGGTGGATAATGCGGAAAGCTGCACGAAATTGGAAAACATCAAAAATCAAACGATCCGCTTGCAGGTTGCGGCAGAACACAAAAAAATCAAAGTGGAGGCAGACAAATGAGCGAATATTTGAAAGATAACGAAACGATCACCGTGCCGGTAACCGGCAAACCCGTTTCAATCTGGAGCGGCGAGCTGAAGAATATCATTTACGCCATTGATGATAAAATCGTTCGCGCGTTGCGCACAGCGTTGGAAAATCGCACTGGGTTTGAAGTCAACGCGAAGATCACATTCGCGCCGACGCAGCACAACGGGCAGACCTTGTTTGCCGTAACCTACAAAACAAATCATAAATTTGACCCGATACAGGTCGAAGACAAAGCGGCTCTGAATGACTTTTTGCCGGTGGCGATCGATGAATACGGGCAGCTTGTCATCCCGGACGATGCAGAATATCAGACAATGCTTGACGACTAAAAGGAGAAACAATAAATGAACAACAATCTTGCAAAAATCGACCAGTTTAAAGGCGTGCTGAACAGCCAGACCATTCGCGCCCAACTGAAAAACAGCTTGAAGGACAAAGCGGGACAGTTTATGAGCAGCATGATCGACCTGTATTCCGGCGAAACGGCGCTCCAGAACTGTGACCCGGAAAAGGTGGCACTGGAATGTGTCAAAGCAGCCGCGCTTGACTTGCCGCTTGTGAAATCTCTTGGCTATGCGTATGTTGTGCCGTACAAAAATGTGCCGACCTTTACGATCGGATACAAGGGCCTCGTACAGCTTGCGCAGCGCACAGGGCAATATAAGATCATCAACGCCGATATGGTATACGAAGGCGAGCTTCGCGGCTTTGATAAACTCTCCGGCATCCCGGATGTTTCGGGCGAACGCATATCCGATACCGTGGTCGGTTATTTTGCGTATTTTAAGCTGCTCAACGGTCATGAGCATGTTTATTACATGTCCAAGCCGGACATGGAGGCATATGCGAGCCATTACTCACCGAGTTATAACTCCAATTCGAGCCCGTGGAAAAAAGAGTTTGACAAGATGGCGATGAAGACCGTTCTGCGCCAGCTCCTCAGCAAGTGGGGCCCGACCTCGACAGAAATGCAGAAGGTCGAAGCGCTCGACGATAAGGGCAAAACGCCGGTACAGGAGATGCAGGAAAAAGCGAATAAGACGATGATCGACATACAGGTCGACGAGAGCACCGGCGAAGTGATGAACCCAGAGGCGTTGCCGGTGCCCGAAGAATCCATACCGGAAGAGGCACCGTTCGTGCCCGGGTTTTAATTGATCTCGGTCAAATGCCTGGCATCCGGCAGCGCAGGAAACAGCTACGCCGTAGACGACGGAAAAAGTGCTCTGCTGCTTGAAGCCGGCATCAGAAAAAGAACGATACTCGCGGGATATATGGACTTGCTTATGCGTGTGCAGGGGTGTCTTATTACACATGAGCACCAAGATCACGCCAAAGCGGCGCTTGGTCTGCCGATGGCGGGCATTGATGTTTACGCGTCGGGAGGGACGTTTGCCGCGCTGAACGCCGAGAAAGACCGCCGAAACTACCGCTTACACAGTATCAAAGCGGGTGAGCAGTTTACACTCGGCACGTGGACGATACTGCCGTGGGAAGCGCAGCATGATGCTGCGGAGCCGCTGGGTTTCCTCCTGTACTCGAAAGAGACGAGAGACAAGCTGATCTTCGCGACAGATACTTACTTTATTCCGAATACATTTCGCGGTCTGACCTATATCATGGTCGAATGCAATTACGACCGAACATTGTTAGACCGCAATATCAGCGCTGGGTCTGTGCCGGAGTCTCTCCGGCCGCGCCTTGTGCGCAGTCACTTTTCACTTGATAATGTCCGAACATTTCTTACCGCCAACGATCTTTCAACCGTGCAGCGTATTTACCTATTGCATGTATCAAATCAAAACGGCGACAAGGACGCATTCAGGCGCGACATCGAAGCCCTGACCGGCATACCGGTCACCGTATTTTAGAGGAGGTGAGCCGAACGGCCGGAAGACGTCCTAAAAAGGGGCTCGACTGGTTCAAGAAAGATGTCAGCTATTATGAGGATTTTAAGGTCATGGACCTTATCAATGAGTACGGCCCTTTAGGCAGCACGATATTTGATTGCATCCTTTGCATGATATATCGTGAGGGATATTACCTTGAGCTGCCGCTCGATAAACTGTGCCTCGCAGTCGTGAAGTCGATCGGCAGCAAATGGGTCAAAAAACACCAGGTGATGCAAGTCATCCAGTATTGTGCGGATATAGGCTTATTCGATAAAAGCCTCCTCGCGCGATCTGTGGTAACCTCTGCGGGACTCCAGCGTCGCTACGCCGATGTGACCTCGAGGAACAAGGTGGATAAATCCTTATATTGGTTGATCGACGATGACGGTCAGCTCTTAAAAACTATACCCCAAAATGTTATTTCTGATACAGAAAAGCGCATTTCTGCAACAGAAATCCCAATTTCTACCGCAGAAATGCAACAAGAGACAGAAGTAAGAAAGAAGAATAAGAGAGAGAGTCATAGAGCGGCTTGCGCCGCGGCTCCCTCTTTGGCTGAAGTTAAGGCGTATTGTGAGGAAAAAGGTTTTACCGTTGACCCGGAGCGATTTTGGAATTATTACGAGATGTTAGGCTGGGAAATCAACGGACAACCGGTGCGAAGCTGGAAAGCTCTACTCGGTAACTGGAGTTTATCCGAGCGGTGGAAGCCTCCGAAGCACGAACCGTCTTATGATCTTAGTGAGTACGAGAAATATGATATCTTCGCGGCAGCGAAGGCGAAAGGTGAAATATGAAAATCAAATTTATAATACCGGGCGAACCGCAGGGAAAGGCCCGGCCACGTGTAGTGCGGATGAAATCCGGGCGCAGCATGAGCTACACGCCCGATAAAACCGTAGCGTATGAGGAGCTTGTGCGCCAGCGTTTTTTAGCTGAAGCACAGGGCAGGCGCTTCGCCGACGATGCACCGATAGATATAATCATCACGGCGTTTCTGGGCATTCCGAAGAGCGCCAGCAAGCGAAAGCAAATGCTGATGACGAGCGGCGCACTTTTCCCGATGAAAAAGCCGGACTTGGATAATATCATGAAAATCGTGTGCGACGCCTTGAACGGATTTGCTTACAGAGATGACGCGCAGATCGTAAATGCAAAAATTTGTAAGCGGTGGTCATCGGAAATGCCGAGCGTATGGGTGACGATCTGCGGCACCGAAAGAGAGGGTGAAAACGATGAACGTAAAGAAGTATGATCCAGATCCGGTAAAGCGGACAAGCACCGCAGCAAACGTAAGACATCGCCGCACAGGCTGCCGTGGTTGCATCTACCGGCGTGACAATACGTGCTGCTATTGCTTTGACACGGGACACCCGCGTGGATGCCCGGTGGAGCATTGCACGAGAAAAATATACAGGAGGTGAGCCTGTGGCGCAAGTAAATCCATGTGTGCAAAATTGCCCGCAGCGCTCGGTGCTTTGCCATGCCGGGTGCGAGGCGTACAATGAGTACCACAAACAGCGTAAAGCGGAAATGAAACGTCGCGCTCAAAAGGCAGATGAAGCGGGCTTTTACCACGAAGCACGGCAGGCGGTGAAAAGAAAACATGAAAGGAAGATCAGACGTGACAACAGATGAACTCATTAAGGCGCTCACGCGCATGAAATCGAAGACCGGCTCGCTGGCGGACTCCTTATGCTGCTTCGGTTGCGGGCGCGAGCACAACTGCGGCGTGCATGGGTGTGCGATTATTCGGGAGGCGATTAAAACCGCGAAGCTGTATCAAGCGGCGTACAAAGTGCTCGAGCGGCAGCGGGACTGTGACACATGCCTTTACAACAAGCCGTGCGGAATGGACGACTTGCGCTGCACAGTCTGCACGAAAGGTCAAAAATGGAGATGGGACAGAGGAGGCGTAGAATAGTGGCTAAAATCATCTTGGTCGTGCTCGTAATCGTGGCAACGCTCACGGAGTGCATCGTGATGCGCAAGTCGCAGGAGTACGACGCAGCGGACAATATCGCCGGGCTTGAGCGATGTGTAAAAGCCATGGTGGTGCTTGGCTTTGTGGGCCTCGCCGCGGCGGTGGCGTTTGTGGCGATATGATTTTTGAGGAGGTAAGTCAATGTTCAAAAAGATTTTTGCAGTGTTAACGGCGCTTATGGTTTTGTTCACCGTGACAGGGTGCTCCGAAGCCGACAAGGTGAACCACAATATCAGCCAGCAGGCAGAATATTTCCAGTCCGAACGGCGTGTGACTGTATGGAATGCCCGCACGGATAACGTCATCATGTACATAGAGGGATATATCAACATCAGCAACAACAGCACAGACGAACTGGTTGTTACGGCAAAGGTAGGCGAGAACAGCTACAAGGTGAACTACGTGTATTTGAACGATTACACCCTGTACGTTGTTGAGGACATCAGCGGGACGCATACAGACCCGTACCACTACAAACTGTACTTTAACACCAACGTACTGCCGGAAGCTGAGCTGAAACCGTAAGGCAATGTAAAGGAGGAGATGCGATGACAAAAGAACTTTTGGAGCAATACCCCGACATCTGCGCGGAAATCGAAGAGCTGAAAGCGAAAGACAGCGCGGCGGTCAGCGACGTGGTGCAGGCGAGCGCGGACGAGTTCCCGTTCAACCTGCACAGCGTTACCGTGCAGGGGATGCCGAACCCGAAACACGCAGAACGCATTCGGGAACTTGAAGTGCAAAAGGCGGAGATCGAAGCGTTTGTGGGCAGGCTTGCCTACCGCCCTCAGAAGCTCGCCCGATGTGTCATGAAGCACGGGACGAGGTGGAAGGTCATTATGCGTGAGATGAGCGGTTACAAGTCGCCAGAAGCGCTGCGAAAAGAATTTTCGAGAATTTTCAAAAAAATTTGAGATTTGTCCGCTTTGTCCGTTTTGTTCGCCTATAATGATAATTGAGGAAGTCTACAAGGAGCACCTGCGCTGTTGCGTGGGTGCTTTTCTTATGCCCGAAACCGAAAGGAGGGGTGCACGTGAAAAGAGAATACCGGGTGTGCCCGAGGGGCTGCAAATGCGTTTGGGCGGAATGCTTAGACGGCACATGCTTCTGTATGCTCTCTGTGTGCCCCTATACGGCGATTTCGGACGGTGCGAGGGTAGCTTCACTTATTGAGAGTGAAAACGCATCAGAGGACCGCGTAGACGGCTTGGGGAGCGGGTGCGGAGATGAGTAACCCGCGATATGCGAACGGTACACTGCGCAGGAAACACCGTGCCAGGCTGAAAGCCATGGGCGCGCCATGCGGGATATGTAAAGGGCGGTTCGGTCCGATACATTACGATGAGCCGAGCGACGCGCAGCATCCGCTTTCGTTTGTGGTCGATGAGATCAGACCCGTGGCACGTTGGCGGGAGTTCGGTTACGCTTCGGCACGAGCTGCGGCAGAGGATTGGGACAACTTGCAGGCAGCGCATTATTTTTGTAATCAGCAGAAGGGCGCAAAAGTAGGAAATCCGTTCGAGGAAAAGAAAGAGAAAAAGATATACCCAAAAATCAGCGACGGAAACTGGTAAGTTTGCCGAGGGTGGGGAGGGTACCCCTGCACCCACACCAGCGACCCATCGCCGTCCAGCGCCGATTTACCCCCGTAAGGGGAAGGAGGAGGGGGTGGTCAGAACGGAAAAAAGGGAAAAAGCAATAGCGGATACTTCTGTTCGCGGGTGCGCGGAGAGCAATAAACGGTGTAAAAAGCAGCAACGAAAATTGCTGAAGATCTGTGAAGATTATGGGTTGAGTGCTGAGAAGATCGGCGTGATATTGCCTGTGATCGAAAACATTTGCTGGATGCAGATCAAGCTGGAAGATGCCAGAGAAGACATCGCAGGAGACGGGCTGACCACGGAGTATGATAATGGCGGCGGGCAAACAGGGGTCCGAGAAAACCCGGCGTTTAAGGCTTATGAAGCGTTGTGGAAATCTTACAGTACAGGGCTGCAAATCATTCTGAGCGTTTTGCCGGAGCAGGCTGCACAGGTCGTAAAGGATAACAGCGAGAATGTGCTGGAACTGGTACTTAACAGGAAGAGGGTGCATGAAGATGGGCGGTAAGACCGGGGCACAGAAACCGAGGATCAGAATAGAGCCAGAACGGGTTTGGACAGACGGCGAAGACGCCGGAGCTCTCATGGCGGCTTACGGCAACGCCCTAGACCCGTGGCAGCAGTTGATCTTGAACTGTTGGCTCGGGAAAGGTGCCGATGGAGCATATACCATGACTTCGGCAGGGCTGGCACTTCCCAGACAGAATGGGAAAAATGTCTGCCTTGAGGGGCGAGAATTTTACGGTCTTGTGGTAAATGGCGAGAAGATCTTGCACACAGCGCATCAGGTTCGGACAGCGAAAAAGAGCTTTAATCGGTTGGCACGAATGTTCACCGATAAACGACATCCGGAGATCATGGACATGGTGCAGGGTATCCGGCGGACAAACGGGGAAGAAGCTATTTTACTCCAAAACGGCGGCTCCATTGAGTTTTCTGCCCGCTCTCGGCAGGCGGCTCGCGGTTTTGACGGTATCAGCGTGGTGGTCTACGACGAAGCACAGGAGCTGACGGACGATCAAGTGGAAGCGATCATGGCAACGCTGGCAGCATCGGCTACCGGCACCAGACAGATCATTTATACCGGGACACCGCCTTATCCGGGATGTCCCGGCACTGTTTTCAACAGACGGCGCACGGTTTGCCTTCAGGAACCGGGAGAGCATGACGCCTGGCATGAATGGAGTGTGGACGGAGATGATGCAGAAAAAATTCCTGTAGACGACCCGAACACATGGTATCAGACAAATCCGGCATTAGGTATTCACCTCACCGAAGAATTCACCGCAGATGAACTGAGAAGTATGAGCCGTGACGGATTCGCCCGTGAACGCCTCGGGTGGTGGAGCCCAGTGGCGGCAGAAAATTTGGATTATGCCATTGACCGTAGGGCGTGGGAAGCCTGCGCGAGTAATGAGGAAAAGCCAGAAGGTAAAACCGCCTACGGCGTGAAATTTGCTGCGGACGGTTCGGCGGTGTGTTTATGCGGCACGGTGATCCCAAAGGAGGGACCGGCGCGCGTGTCGCTCATCGAGATGCAGCCCTCGGGGCGCGGACTTGTTTGGCTGGTGGATTGGCTTTCCGCCCGGTACGACCGCGCGAGCTGCGTCGTCATCGACGGGCGCAACGGGGTGGACGTGCTGGTCGAGCGCATCAAAGGTGTTTGGCGGGCGAAAAACGCCGTCATACGCCCGGGCGTGAAAGACGTGCTCGCGGCGGTGGGGCTGTTTACGAACGCCGTGAACGAAAACACGCTGACATGGTACAAGCCGCAGGAGGCGCTGAACGAAAGCGCCGTGACGGCGGTCAAGCGCCCAATCGGCGGAGGGTACGGCTTCGGCGGCGAGAACAGCTTACCCGTGGAAGCCTGCGCCCTGGCACTCTGGGGTGCGAAGACCTGCAAGCGAGATCCGTCGCGGAGGATGAAAATTGGATAAAGGTGAGACGATGATAACTTTGAATATCGGCACGGTGCCGGGCTTGAGCGTAGCCGAACAGCAGAAGCTCATTGAACTGCAAAATGTGTTTGCCTATCACCAGGACAAGAACGACACGAAAGACAAATATTACGAAGGACATATCGAGCTTAGCGACGTGAACCTCGGCATCGCTTTGCCGCAGGGGTTGAACAAGCTGAAGGTCGGCTGCAACTGGGGACAGAAAGCGGTGGATGTGCTTGCCGCCCGCAGCATGTTCGACGGATTTGTCGGCACGGCGGGCAGCTTGGACGGGCTCAGTAAGCTTGTGCAGGATAACAGGCTCATCGCGGAGTACGGTAAGGCGTGCCGCGACGAGCTGAAATATGGCTGCGTGTTCGCAACGCTTTCCGCCGATGCAGATATTGGCTGCAAGATACGGTTTCATTCGCCCGCGACTGCAGCGGCACTCTGGAACGGCGAAAAGGGGCGCATCGACTGCGGGCTTGCCATTATCGACACGATACCGGACGAGGAATACAGCAACGAGTGGGTGCCGAAGCTTGTCAACATGTACACAGCCGATGCAGTACTGGTGCTGCATCGTGAGCGCGACGGCTGGCGCGTGCAGCGCATGATGCACCGCATGGGTCGACCGCTGATGGAGCCGATGATCTGGAGTGCGACGAGCGGCAAGCCGTTCGGGCGCTCTCGGCTGAAAAAGCCCATTCGCACTTTGATTGACGATTATATCCGCACAGTGGCAAACGCGACGATCGCGCTTGAGTTTGACACGACCCCGCAGAAGTACATTTTGGGCGTGACGGACGACCAGTATGACGCGATTGTATCGGATAAATTTAAGCAGTACGTGGGCAGCTTGCTGGCGGCCACCAGCAACCCGGAGACCGGTGAAAACCCGGTATTCGGGCAGCTGGCCCAGGGCAATTTAAGCCCGCATACCGAGAAAATGCGGATGACCGCCACCCAGTTTGCGGCGGCCACAGGCCTGACCGTGACCGATGTGGGCGTTGTGAATGACGCCAACCCCACCAGCAGTGACGCGATTTTGGCGCAGAGCCAGACGCTCGTTTTGCTCGCCCAGCAGCTCAACACCGGCAACGGCGACGCGCTGCGGACGATCGCGTGCATGGCGCAGGCCATTGCGCAGAACAAGATGCTTGACGAGCTGACGGAGGAAGAAAGCGGCATCATGGCGCACTTTAAGAACCCGGCGATGCCGAGCGTGGCGGTGACGGCGGACGCAGCGATCAAGATCGCATCGGCACGGCAGGAATTTGCCAGCACCGACACGTTTTTGGAGATGATCGGCTTTGACCAGGCAGACATCCGGCGTATCAAGTCGCAGGAGCAGCGCGTGCGCGGACAGCAGCTTTTGATGGAGTTGAACGATGAAGCAGATACCGTCGAAAGCATGGCTTAGTTACATAGGCAAGCTGCGTCGGTTAAACACCACGGTTGCAAACTGTATGCAGGCGTATGTAGATCAGTATGGCGTTTCTGACAGCCAGAAGCTCATAGATGTTGCGTATGGGCTTGTGACGAAGTACGGCGAAGGCAGCGCAGCGCTTGCGAGCGAAATGTATGACGCGCTCGCAGAGCTTCAGGACGCGCACGTGCCTGCGGCAGAGCCCGCAGAGACCGCCGAGTACGGCGAAGTGGCACGCATGGTCAACGCGACAAAAACCAGCACGCCGCAGCTCAAAAGCGGGGTGAGCCGCCTTGTAAAGCGTGCCGGAGCCGACACGATGCTGAAAAACGCTTTGCGCGACGGCGCCGAATTTGCATGGGTGCCGAACGGCGACACCTGCGCGTTCTGCATGACGCTGGCCTCCCGTGGGTGGCAGCGGGCGAGTAAGAAAGCCATAAAAAACGGGCACGCAGAGCATATCCACGCGAACTGCGACTGTACATACGCCATTCGGTTTGACCCGGAGGTGAACGTGGAGGGCTACGACCCCGACGCATACCTCAAGGCTTACCGCGACGCCGGAAGCGACGTAAACGAGCTGAGGCGCATCCACTACGCCGAAAACCGCGAGCGCATCAATGCGCAGAAAAGGGCGGCGTATGCGGCGAGAAATGAGAAAAAGCTCTCGACAATAGAGGAGAAAAGTGATAAAATAAAGAAAAACGATGATGGCGGTATTTTTGATATACTGCCCCTCAATCCTGTAACCAAAGAGCGTTATCAACCGCATTTACTTAAAATGACGGATGCGCAGTTTGGTAAAAAGGTTGGAAAACATGCGTCCGATTTTGGCATGGATCCGTCAAGCGCCGAAGCTCGTGAGCAAATGAAGCAAATCATATACACCGTTGTAAATGATGCAGACGAGCGCTTTTACGGTGAGTGGCGAGGGCAAGAATACCCGGTGCTTTTCCATGTGAAAGGCAATGACGTTGTTATAGAGAATTCTTTCGGCGAGTTCGTAACGATTTTGAAAGGAGGTACAACGAATGCTCGGGTTGAAAACGCAAGAAAGTCTAAAATTTAATCGCTTTTGGCAGTTGATTCAAGATACAGCCCGTAATTTTGGTTGTGTTTTCTTTGGCTTTGCGGGCGAAGGACGAGACTTTGAAACACCAACGATGGAAGGCGAAGATTTTAGCGGTTGGTTAGTTCCAAGTCAAGAAGTAAATGCTTTTGAGCGTGATTGGGTGAAAAGTACCGATGCAGACTTTTTAGAGAAGAAACACCCTAACGCAAAATTTGTATTTTCTCTTTGGAAAAAAAGTGACACGGATATTTCCGTTGAATTCAAGGAGTTCTAAAAATTAAACACAGTTGATAAAGCAGCTTAGCGCTTATGCGCCGGGCTGCTTTTTTCATACCTAAAATTACGCGACGGCTGCGGAAAAGCCGGAAAGGAGAACCAAAATGGCAGAAACTGTGAACCAGGAAACGAACGGCACTGCGGCCGAAACGCAGGAAAACGAGCAGCGCACCTTTACGCAGGCGGAAATGAACGCGATCATTCAGGACCGGCTGACGAGGGAGCGCGGCAAATACGCAGACTATGAAGCGCTGAAAGCGAAAGCGGCGAAGTTCGACGAGGCGGAAGAAGCCGGGAAGACCGAGCTGCAAAAGGCGAATGAGAAGGCGGACGCTTTGCAGAAGCAGGTGGATGCTTTTACAAAGGCGGAGCAGCTGCGCACGGTGCGTCAGAAAGTCTCCGCTGCTACCGGTGTGCCGGCAGAGCTTTTGAGCGGCGACACGGAAGAAGCCTGCACCGCGCAGGCGAACGCAATCTTGAAATTCGCGAAGCCGAGCGGCTATCCCGCCGTGAAAGACGGCGGTGAACCCGGTGCACGCGGCGGCACCGAAAGCGACGGCGTGGCAGCGGCGTTCGGCGCTTTAAACCCGTCTTTGAAAATCTAATTTTGTTTACGAAAGGAAAGAAATCTTATGGCACACACAAACCAGGAACGCTGGGCAACTCTGGTAGACGCGAAGCTTCGCAGCCAGCTTGTTACCCGTGATAATCTCATTTTCAACAACCGCTACGAGGGCGACCCGAAGGCGGGCAAAGTAAAAATCCCGGTGCGCGACACCGAGGTGGCGGTGAAGACCTACAACAAATCGAAGGGCGTGGACGCTTCCGAAGGCTCGACAGCGTATATCGATCTTTCCATCGATCATGATGAGGCCGTGAACGAGCTCATCGACGGCTTCGATGCTGCGAGCGTGCCGGACGGCATCGTGGCGGAACGTCTGGACAGCGCAGGCTATTCGCTGGCGCTCTCGATCGACAAGGCGTCTATCAACGCGCTCGAGGGTGCTTCCGGCGCAACGGTCAGCGCCACAAAGACGGCTGCAACCGAGACCACCGCATACAAGCTCGCGCTCGAAGCAAAGCGCGTACTGAGCCGCAAGGGCGTACCTGCCGACGGCCGTTTTCTCATTGTGTCGCCGGAGTACCTCGAAGTCCTCATGCTGGACGAACATTATATCAAGCAGGGAGACCTCTCCCAGACGCTCGTGCAGCAGGGTGTGATCGGTCGCATCGCGGGCTTTAACGTATTTGAGTCCAACAACATGGATTTCGAGAGCACGACGCGCGTCGCGAGCAAAAAGACAACTACGGAGTTTATCGCCGGTCACCCGAACTGGTGCCACCGCGTGATGGAGTGGCAGGTGCCCGTGCATTTGCAGGACCTCAACGGCTCCGGAAAGTTCATCGGTGCCAGCGCGGTGCAGGGTCGTAAAGTCTATGGCCTGACGGTATCCAAGCCGCAGACGCTGTACATTAAGCGCACCGAAACCGCGGTGGGCTAAGATGCTGTACGCAACAGCTGAGGACGTTGCGGCGGGGTTCCGAAATTTAAGCGACGATGAAAAAGGTCGCTGCGTATCCCTTTTGGAGGAAGCGGCGGTCATCATCGACGCGTATAGCGCCGCGGCGGACGCGGACCGCAAAAGGCTCGTTTCCTGCCGCATGGTGCGGCGCATCCTGGGCGACGGCGGCGGGAACGACGCGCCGCTTTATCCGCTCGGCTCCACGCAAGGCTCGGTGAGCGCCATGGGCTACTCCCAGAGCTGGACGATGGGCAGCGGCAGCGCAGGCGAGCTGTATCTCTCAAAGCTCGAAAAGAAGCTGCTCGGCGTCGGGGACCGCATCGGCGCCCGCAGTCCTTTGGAGGGATTATGCGATGATACGCGGGATTGACGTTATACTGTACCGAAAACAGCAGACCGGCGAGGACGCATTCGGCGCGCCGGTATTTAACGAAGTGTCGGAGACGGTGCACAACGTGCTCGTCGGCGAACCGACAGCGGAAGACCTTGTGAACGAATTGCAGCTTTACGGCAAGCGGCTCGCGTACACGCTGGCACTGCCGAAAGGCGACGCGCACGACTGGCACGACGTGACGGTTGAGTTTTTCGGGCAGCGGTTTCGCACATACGGAGACGTGACGGAAGGCATCGAAGCGATGATTCCCTTGCAATGGAACAAAAAGGTGAAGGTGGAACGGTATGGCTAAAGTGAAGATCGAGCTGAACAGCAGCGGCATACAGGCGCTGTTGAAATCTTCGGAGATCATCTCGGCGCTGAAGGAGCCTGCGGAGAGCATCCGGGCGACGCTCGGCGACAAGTTCGAGACCGACACGCATATCGGCAAGACGCGCGCGAACGTCTCGGTTTTCACCACCGACCCGGAAGCCATGGAGATGAACATGGAAAACAACGCGATGATAAAAGCCGTCGGCGGGTACTTCCGTACAAATAAGGACGGCTCGAAGAAATTTGTCAAAGCGCCGCCTAAGAGGAAGAAAGCATGATCGAAGTCATCATCAAAAACTATCTCGCGGAAAAGCTTTCGGTGCCGGTGGTGCTGGAAGTCCCGGCAAACTCGTCAAAAAGCTTTGTATTGCTCGAAAAAACGGGCAGCAGCCGCGAGGAGCGTATTGACCGCGCGATGCTGGCAATCCAGTCCTACGCGCCGTCCATGTATGAAGCCGCAAGGCTCAATGAGCGCGTGAAAGCCGCCATGGACAGCGCCGCGGAGCTAGATGCCGTCAGCGCATCGCGGCTTAACAGCGATTACAATTTTACGGACACGACGACAAAACGATACCGCTACCAGGCGGTGTACGATCTCGTTTATTTCGACGAGTGAAAGGAGCATGAATAATGAGCACAGCAACCAATGTAAGCACAGGCAAGCCGAAAGTAGGCGGCGCGATCTACCGCGCACCGCTTGGCACGGCGCTGCCGACCGACGCCAAAACCGCGCTCACCGAAGCATATAAAAATCTCGGCTACGCATCCGACGAAGGCGTGGTGAACTCCAACTCTCCGCAAAGCGGCAACATCAAAGCGTGGGGCGGAGACAATGTGCTGACCTATCAGAACGAGAAAACCGACACGTTTGCTTTTACCCTCATCGAAAGCCTTAACAGCGACGTGCTGAAAGCGGTGTATCTCGATGAAAACGTCACCGGCGACCTTGAAAAAGGCTTGACGGTTAAAGCAAACGGCAAGGAGCTCGCCGCGGGCGTGTGGGTTATCGACATGATTATGCGCGGCGGCATTTTGAAGCGCGTCGTCATTCCGAACGGCACGATTACCGAGGTGGGCGACGTGACGTATGCGGACGAAAGCGCCGTAGGCTACGAGGTCACCGTGACCGCCGTGCCGGACAGCGCAGGCAACACGCATTACGAGTATATGAGCAAGCCGGCAGCGGCATAAGGAGGTAGATCATGATTAAAGGTAAGACAAGCGGCGGCTTCGAGTTTGAGATCGACGGCGGCGTGCTGGAGGATATGGAATTTGTGGACGCGCTGGCGGAGACCGTGAACGATAACCCGCTGGCGTTTTCCAATGTCTGCGCGATGCTGTTCGGCAAGGAGCAGAGAAAGCGCCTGTATGACTTCCTGCGCGGCGATGACGGCCGAGTGCATATCACAGCCGTTTCGGACTGTATCCGCGAGGTCATGGACGCGATCGGAGACGCGGGAAAAAACTGATCGTCCTTGCCCGCATGATCGCGACGGACAATGACGCCCTGATCTGCGACATGGCGGAAACCTACAAGGTGTTTGACCTGCGGGCGCTGCCGGTGCCCATGCTGGCGACGCTCGCGGCGGGCTTACGGGACGATTCGAGAATCAAAATAAAGTTATCGGGAGCGCGTGCAGCGACGGACACCTTACTTTTGGCGTCCATAGCTGACGCGCTTAATTTTTTAGCATGGGCAAAAACGAAGGCGGCGCAGACCGGCAAAAACCGCCCCAAATCGTTTTTGAACGCGTTTACGGAAATGCCACAAACGCACGACGAAGTGACGGGCTACCGCACGCCGGAAGACTTTAAAGCCGCATGGCAGCGGTTAGGGGGTGAAGCAAATGGCAACTGAAATTGCAAAGGCGTATGTGCAGATCGTACCCTCAATGCAGGGTATACAAGCGCAGCTCTCAAAGAGTTTAGCCCCGGCAGTCGAGATGAGCGGCAAAGAGTCGGGGCAGAAGATGGGCAACGCGCTCGCGGGCGGATTAAAGTCTGCGGCAAGCTCTATCGGCAAGGCGTTTACAGCCGCAGCGAAAGCCGCAGCCGTGGGATTCGGTGCGGCTGCGGCGGCTGTGGCGGCGGTTGGCAAGTCGGCGCTGAATGCGTATGCGGATTATGAGCAGCTTGTCGGCGGTGTGGAGACGCTGTTCGGAAATGCGTCGGACAAAGTGCTGCAAAACGCAAACCGAGCATTTCAGACAGCCGGTCTTTCCGCCAACGAGTACATGGAGACGGTGACGAGCTTTTCCGCATCGCTTTTGCAAAGCGTGGGTAAGGACACAAAAAAAGCGGCGGAATATGCCGACCAAGCCCTTGTGGATATGTCCGATAACGCCAATAAAATGGGCAGCAATATGCAGGACATTCAAAACGCCTATCAGGGTTTCGCCAAGCAGAACTATACGATGCTCGATAACCTCAAGCTAGGCTATGGCGGCACAAAAGAAGAAATGGAGCGCCTTATCGCCGATGCAAACAAGGTGAAGCAGGCTAACGGTGAAATGGCAGATTTGTCGATAGATAGCTTTGCGGACATCACCGAAGCGATCCACATTGTACAAACAGAAATGGGAATCACAGGCACGACGGCAAAGGAAGCCAGTACAACCATTCAGGGCTCTGTCGGCATGATGAAAGCATCGTGGAAAAACCTGCTCGTCGGCGTTGCGGACGATACACAGGACTTCGGCGGGCTGATGGATAACTTCGTGGACAGTGTGGGAATAGCCGCAAAGAACATTCTGCCGCGTGTAGAAACGATTTTAGGCGGTATCGGCAGTCTGGTCGAAGGCTTGGCTCCCGTGGTCGCACAGGCCGTCCCGCAGCTCGTGATGACGATTCTGCCCAGTATGGCGTCGGCTGCCGCATCACTGCTGCAAGCGTTTGCGGGCAGTCTGGTCGAGCTGGCACCGGCATTGTTGCAGTCGGCGCTCAGCGGTATACAGACGATCCTTGTAAGCGGCCTGAATGTGCCGCAGGGGCTTGCGGATAACATCATGCACGTTTTTGATAATGCTGCCAAAGCGATAGAGAATGTTTTGAGTGCGGTCAAAGATGCAATCGGCACGATTGGCAGCGCTTTGAGCAACGCGGAAATAGACTGGGGCGGCATCTGGGACGGTATCGCAGACGCAGTATCAGTTGCCGGTGATATTATCGCCGGAGTGTGTACAGCAATCGGAGACGCTGTGGTTTATGTAGGCGGTATTGTCGGTACAGCTTTGCTGGCAGTCGGCGACCAACTCGGCTGGCTTGTTGAACAGGCGCAAACAGACGGCACGGCAATCCATGCTGCATGGACAGCGATGCAGGACGCTTTCAGCGCGGTGGGCGATGTAATCGGCATGGCATTGGAGGGCTTATCCTCTCTATTCGGCTCATTCTTTGCGAACAATCAGTCGGGCACAAGTTTGTTTTCTGCCGTATGGGAGTATGCGGCAACATATCTTGCAACGATTGCGCAGACCATTGCCGGTGCGATACAGGGCATTGCGGACGCAATCAAATGGCTTGTGGACGAAGCGCAGACGGACGGCACGTTCCTCAATGCGATCTGGACGCAGGTGCAAACAGTATTCGAGACGGTGACAAGCGTCATTTCGTCACTGTTCTCCGCGTTCACGGCAGCGCTCAACGGCGACTGGAACGCATTCGGCGAAAATCTGCTCAACGCCGGACAAATATTCCTTGGCGGGCTCGCTGACCTTTGGAATAACGGATGGACAGCGATTGGTAACTTTGCAACGCAGATTTGGAATGCAATCAAATCCTCTGTTTCAAACATCATCAACGGCATAAAATCCACGATCGGCACGGTGGTGGACGCGATCAAGTCTAAGGTGACGGCGGTGTTTTCGGCGGTAAAAACGGCGATCGAAAACCCGATAAAGGCAGCCAAGGAGACGGTCACGTCAATTTTTAACGCCATTAAAAAGGGCATTGAAACGCCGATCAATGCGGCGCGGGACGCGGTGCGCAACGCGATTGACAAGATCAAGGGCTTTTTCAATTTCTCTTGGAGTTTGCCAAGGCTAAAGCTTCCGCACATCTCCATTACGGGCAGCTTTAGCCTTGTGCCACCGCGTGTGCCGCATTTTGGCATATCTTGGTATAAAAAAGCTATGGACACGCCGATGCTGCTGAATAATCCGACGATCTTCGGCGCGGCGGGCGGCTCTCTGCTTGGCGCGGGCGAAGCGGGTCCCGAGGTCGTCTCCGGCGCTGCAACGCTGATGGATATGATCCGCTCGGTTGTGGATGACGCGCAGCAAACAGACGGCATGCCCGTCACGGAGCTGCACGCCATTTTGACGATTCTTCGCGAAATTTTGCAGATGCTCACCGGCGGCTCTCCGCGCGACGAAAAGCTTGCAGCGATGCTGGCGGACGCGATCAGCCGGATACAGTTGCAGGTGAACGCGGTGTTCGACCCACGCGACGCCGGTCGTGCACTTGCACCGGAAGTGGACAAGCGGCAGGGCGGCACGGCAGTTCTGCGTGAAAGGGGAGTGGTCTGATGGGCGTGCTCATCGGCGAAAACGATATGTATACGGACTTCGGCATGATCTTGACGGATCTTTCGCTCGAAATGCCGGAGTTCAAAACGAAATATCAGGAGTTGCCGCTCGAAAACGGCAGCATCGACCTGTCCGAGGTCGTCACGGGTCGCCCAGTGTATGGGCTGCGCACGCTCAAACTGACGTTCAAGCGGCGCGGCGCTTCGGCATCGGAGTGGCTTTCGGTGTGCTCGCAGATTGCGTCTGAGATGCATGGCAAGCGCCTGCCGATTACGCTGACCGATGACCCGGACCATTATTATTTGGGGCGTATCGCCTGTACGCCTGGCGTAAAGGAATACGGTGCGGGCACGTTTGAGGTCACAGCGGTGTGTGACCCGTACAAATACGCGCAGACTGAGAGCACAGCTTCGTGCGGCGCGGGCACGACGGCAGTTTTGAACAATGGCGACGAGATCGTCTCGCCGACCTTTACGGCATCAGTGGAAGGCATGACGGTGGCGATAAATGGCGGCGCAGCGTACAGCATCGCGCAGGTGGGCAAGGCCGTAAAAATCCCCGAATTGTTGCTTTTGCCCGGCGCGAATAACGTCGCCGTAACCGGCACGGGCAATGTCGTTTTAACTTGGCGTGAGGGGGTGTTGTAAGTGTTCAAAATTACGGCGAAAAACCGCAGCGGTATAACCTATACGTTATACGATCCCCGCAGCCCGGATTTAAAGCTCATCTCGCCGACGTGCAAAACGGCCGTGAACAAAGCCGGTCTGCTCACCTTTTCAGTGCCGCTGACGCACCCGCACACAGACAAAATCGCAAAACTCGATACGGTGGTAACGCTGTGGCAGGATGATGCAATTTTGTTCCGCGGGCGTGCGCTCAACGACGAGTGGGATTTGCGCAGCACGCGGAAAATCGAGGTCGAGGGTGAGCTCGCTTACCTAAACGACAGCGTGCAGCCGCTGACGGTGTACCATGACATGACGGTGGCGGCATACTTTGCGAAGCTTATCGAGCTGCACAACGCGCAGGTGGACGAAAGCCGACGCTTTACCGTGGGACAAGTCACCGTGACAAACAGCACCGACAACGTGTACCGGCAATCGGACTACGAGAGCACCATGGATGCGCTGCAAGATAAGCTCCTTAACCGTCTGGGTGGCTATCTCGTGATACGATACGGAAAAGATGGCACGCGGTATTTGGATTACCTAAAGGAGTACGGCAACGTAAACAGCCAGCGGATTACCGCAAGCACAAACCTGCTCGACATGCTGCACACCGTGCGCGGCGAGGACGTTGCGACGGCCATTATTCCACTCGGCGCGCAGCTCGACGAGGACAAGGTTGGCACGGTAACACCGCGCCTTACAATCGCTGCGGCAAACGACGGAAAAGATTATATCTACGATGCGGACGCGGTGGCAAAATGGGGCTGGATTTATAAGGTCGTCGTGCACAATGATATCACGCTGGCCGAAAACCTCCTGCGTGCAGGCTATGCCGATTTAGAGGCGGCAAAATACCTGCGAGGCAGTATTGAGGTAGACGCGGTAGATTTGCACCTTGTGGACAGTTCCGTCGAGCGCATTAAGCTCGGCGACATGATCCTATTTTCGGGCCCGGGCAGCGCAACGCCCATATCGATGCTTGTATCCGAGATCGATTTGCCCGTGGACGAGCCGGGGGACGCGACCTACACGCTCGGCACCTCATACCGCACGATGACAGAGCAGCAAGTCGACGCACGGAAAGACTTAGGCGAGCAGCTCGAGCTTGTGCGGGACGAGACCAACAAGCGCACAGACAAAGTGCGGCAGGAGCTTGTGGATTACAAGGTCGACGCGCGAAAGGACATGGACAGCATCACGGCATCGGTGACGGAGACCAGGACGGAGCTGACGACCACCACCGAAAACGTGTATGACGCGCTGGGACGGTTACAAGACACCGCAGTCTCTACGGAAGAGCTCGAAAGCGTTAAACAGCTGCTCATCACCCAATGGAGCGATCAGCTTGAATACCGCTTTACGCAGGTGACAAATCTCATTGACAGCACAAACGGTACGATAGCGGAAAATCAGCGGCTTTTAGAGCAGTATATCCGCTTTGAAGGGGCGCGAATTACGCTCGGCCGCAGCGACAGCGCCATACAGGCGGTGCTTTCCAACGACCGGCTCGAATTTGTCGAAAACGGTCAAACCATTGCGTATATCTCCAATCGTATGCTTTATATCACGGATGCGCATATCACGGGCAGCTTGTCTTTCGGCAACGCAGACACGGGCTTGTATATGTGGCGTTATAACGCGGAGGCCGACACGTTTGATCTTGAGTTTGAGGGGGACGATTGATGGGCAAAAACAGCTATAAAGCCCAACTTAACTACTACGACAGTAAGTGGGGCTGGAAAAGCGAGGGCACCGCCTCGCAGGGCCAGTGGGACGGCACAGGTGTGCGCACCGGCGTGCTGTACTTTCCGGGCCTTGCAGCGCTCAAGGGCAAGATCATCAACAGCATAAAGCTCACCGCGACGACCGGACAGACGGGCTACGGCACAGCGACCACCAAAACGGTATACATCTACAACTCCGCCTCGCAGGGCGGCATTAAAACCTCGCTCAACGCAGGGCACCGCACAGGCAATGCGCTCGGCAGCTGTAAAGCGCCCATGTGGGATAACACCAAAACGTTTGATGTTGCTTTCATGGCGGCATCTATCGCCGCCGGGTACGATACGTACTGCATCTACAATGGCAACTCTTACACGGATTATCTCAAATGGACGGCTGTAACGCTTGAGGTTGATTGGCAGGAGCCTGCAACACAGCCGAGTTTAAGCGCCTCGACCGTAGAGATGGGCAAGAGCGTGACAATCAACACGCCTGCGGTAAGCAACGCCTACAGGCATACGCTGCGCTACGCGTTCGGCAGCGCATCCGGAACGATTGCCACGGGCATTGCAAGCAGCGTGAGCTGGACGCCGCCGGTGTCGCTCGCAAATCAAATACCATCCGCCACGGCGGGCAGCGGTACAATCTATTGCGATACATATTCCGGCAGCACGCTCCTCGGCACAAAGTCCGTAAGCATCACACTCACCGTCCCCGGCAGCGTAGTTCCGTCGGCGGGCACGCTTTCGGCAGCGCTCGCCGAAGACACAAGCGGCACGGGTCTATACGTAAAAGGCATGGGCAAAGCAAAGCTGACGCTTTCGGGCGCATCCGGCATATACGGAAGCAGCATCACCTCGTACACGATTACCGGCGGCGGATGGACTGCCACAAACGGCGCGCTTACGACCGGCACGTTGGCATCGGCGGGCAACATCACTTTTACGGCCACGGTGACGGATTCACGCGGCCGGAAAGCGAGCACTACGCGCACAATCAGCGTCATAGACTACACAAAACCCGGCGTAGCGGTGTGTGACGTGTACCGCTGCGATGCAGACGGCAACCGCAAAAAGGCAGGCACGTATTTTGCCGTGGAGATCAACGCGAGTTACAGCGCAATCACCGGCAACACCTTGAACATTACAGCTCGATACAAAAAGCAATCCGAGAGCAGTTACGGCACCGCGGCGAACGTTACCAACAACGGCAAAACCGTGATCGGCGGCGGAAATATAGGCGCGTCCACCACCTACGACGTGCTCGTGACGGTGGCGGACAAGTACAACAGCTTATCTATTCCGCGCACTCTGTCTACAAAAAGTGTGCTGCAATCTTTCAAACGCAGCGCAGGGGCGGCCATCGGCAAAGTGGCCGAGCTCGCAAACTGGCTGGACGTGGCGTGGAATACGCGGATTCGGGGTAATTTGCAGGTGGACGGTACGATCTCATCGTCAGATCAATACCGCATTAAATGGAAGACTATCCCGGACGGAGCCGATCTTAATGATGATGCGTACAAAATATCGGGGCATTATCGTTCCACGTTGGGGTCCAATACCATCTTAAACGCCCCTCCGTGGGTAAAAGGCGCATTTGAGATGGTCGTGACCGGCATTGCTGATGGAACTTATTGCACACAAACCGTGAAGGATTATAGAGACAACTATACATATGTGCGAACACAGAGTAATTGGACGACGCCATGGATCTGGTCCGATTGGACGTGGCACCTTATTCCCGCCGATTTGAAAAGCTATGCACAACTGCAAAATCCGAACAATCTAATACACGCAGGAAACGAGTTCACGTTTGTGGCACCACAATTTAGCAACGATATTTGGCTCAATTACCGCACGTCAAGTGGAAATACCGATGGTAATATCGGGACGTATCTGTTTGGCAACGGCAAAGGTGGACTTGCACCAATCAAAGCCAGTGGCATTTATGCCGACACGCTCGGATGGGAAACGTTGTGGAGCGGCAAGCTCACGTCCGGCAGTATCACAATCACAGGCGCTAAAAAGTACGCAGCTATCCTCGTGAGCGGGCATCCGGGTAGCGAGGCGTATCGCACGCACATTTGCTTGCCCACCGGCGGTATTGACGGCCAGATGGTAACAAATATGGTGTACATGTATTTTGTTACCACATACAGCGGAGATGACTGCACGATAACGCTAAAAAGCAATCCCAGCAACGGCAATATAGATTACGTCTGGGGCATTGTGCAATGGAAGGGGTAAACCAATGCAGATAATCTTAAACGATCAGGGCTATATCGAGAGTTATGCGCTCATCGGCGGGCTTGTAGACGGCATCGAGATAGAGGCGCCCGACGAGTTGCTGGAGGACTTTAAGCAGCACCCGGAGGCGTACAAGCTTGAAGACGGTGTGCTCGTGCTCGATGCAGATAAGCTCAAGGCCGACGCGGATGCGGCGGAGCTAACCGTTATTCGGCGGCGGCGCGAAACCGAGTGCTTTGCGTACATCAATCGCGGTGAGCTGTGGTATAGCCTACTCACAGACGAGCAAAAAGCCGAGCTTGCAAACTGGTATCTCTCTTGGCTCGATGCGCCGGAGACGCGGACAATCCCCGCACCGCCGGTGTGGCTGGATAAACTTTAAAATTTTAAGGAGGCAAATAAATGAACAAAGCAACTGTACTTAAATCCGTAACGGCAGTCGTTGGGGCGGGGGTCGCGGCATACTGCGGCCAGCTGGCCGCGCCGGTGCTCGTGCTGCTGTGCATGATGGTGATCGATTACGTCACCGGCATGGTCAAAGCCTGCATGACGGCGCAGCTCAGCTCGCGCATCGGCGTGAAAGGTATTCTTAAAAAGCTCTGCTACATGGCGATGGTAGCGGTCGGCGCGGGCGTGGATTATCTGCTGCGCGGCGCTCTGGTGCAGGCGGGCATCGACCTGCACATCAATCTTTTCTGCGGCCTGCTGGTCGCGATCTGGCTCATCATCAACGAGCTGATTTCGATTCTGGAAAACCTCGCTGCCATCGGCGTGCCGGGGTTTCCGCGGCTGTCTAAACTGTTGAAGAGATTGAAGAACACCGTAAGCGAAGAAGAGGAGGAAAAATAATGGTACCCATTCGCGAAAACTTACTTAACCCGGGCAAATATGACCTAAAAGTCCCGGTGGAGTCCTGCGCAAAGGACATGAAATATATCGTCGTGCACAACACGGCAAACGATGCTTCCGCCGCGAATGAAGTCGCGTATATGATTCGCAACGACAGCTCTACGTCGTTTAACGCAGCGGTCGATGACAAAGAGATTGTCATAGGCATTCCGCTGAATAGAGGTGCGTTTGCTGCAGGGCAGCGCGATGGCAATGCACATGGTATTCATATCGAGATTTGCTATTCGCTTTCGGGCGGCACGCGTTTCGATAAAGCCGAGAAGAACGCGGCGGAGTATATCGCGCAGCTTTTGAAAGAGCGCAAATGGGATATTTCGCACGTGAAGAAGCATCAGGACTTCGATGGTAAGTATTGCCCGCACAGAACGCTCGACAAGGGCTGGCAGCGCTTTTTGAACATGGTGAAAAGCTATATGACGGCGAGCACACCGGCAGCATCCACACCTGCATCCGGCACCTTCAAGCCGTACCTCATCCGCAAAAACTGCCGCGACCCGCTCAACATTCGCAAGGGCCCGGGCACGAACTACGGCGTGCGGGGCCAGATCAAGGACACCTTGCGCTATACGATCGTTGAAGAGCGCAGCGGCCCCGGCTCCGCCAAGGGCTGGGGCCGTCTCAAAGCCGGCGGCTGGGTCGCGAAGGACTGGGTGAAGAAGGTCTAAAAGTAAATACATAAAGCAAAAGGCGCAGGGCTGCCGGAATCTCCGAGCGGGCTCTGCGCCTTTTTTTATTTTCAGAAAAACCACGCCCTGGGTCGAAAGGACGATGACCGCGGGGCGCTTGACAGATTTATCGACCATATTATAAAAAGGTGCGGCAAAAATGTCAGGAAAATCTTGAACAGGCCTGCAAAAATCTGCTATGATATGTCAAAAGAGGGGTAGCTATGACAAAAGAGCAGATTAGAACAAAATTTGACCGTTGGGCTGAACGTGTAGGGCACACGCCGCTTGAAAATGACCTCGACAACGCGACGCTTTTGCTTCCATACGACGACAAGCAAACAAGTACAACATTTTCGACCGTGGCGGTCTATGCCGTCGCCGTACATACCGACCACGTGCATGTGTTCTTGTTTTCTGTGCGTACCGCTTGGCAGCTTGATGAGCGGGGCAATACCGGCGAAGTGCTTGATGAGAGGTATAGGGTTATTGTGGCGTTTTAACCTACTCTATAGCTTGCATCTCGTTATTCTGAACAGGAATCATAAATACGCATGGCATCTATGCAGACGGCTTCTTTTAACGCTGCACCGTTTTCGCAATCGGGTGTCCGCTCATTTTCAGCCAT